GGCCAGCGGGGTGGGTAAGTTACATATGAAGTAACGTATGTGTACCAAAGTATGCATGCTACCCGACTATGTACAAAGGCGACAGCTTCCAGGCTGGGCGGCCACAAGGTGGAAATTTCCGCACCACCGGCCAAGAGGGCAAGCCTACTCGCGGCTGGCTCTTACCTCTTCAGCCTCCTCTGGCGGGCGTGCGAGAGCACCCTGCCCTTCCACTGCCGACGCCCTACCGGGGCGCCTCGGGTTCCGTGCCATTCGCAAGGTCGGCTTGCAACCATCTGGCCATTACTAGCCAGTGACCACTGTTGACTAACCCCGAAAACTATACAATGGGGCAGCCCCGGACCGGGCCGACTCGTAGCATGGAGAGTTAGGGTTGGCTGGACCCTGGGGTGCCTATCTCCCCCCCTCCACCGGCCTTCACCTCAGGTGGGTCCCGTCCCCACACACCAGGCTTCCACCAGACGCGGGCAATCTGGCAAAAGAATAAGGCACACGCCGGACGCTGCACACGACTGTTTATGTTTTCATTTTGTGTCGTGCTTACGTCCAACTCCTGGGTCCTTCTACAGGAGCGTCCCACGGGCGGCGGCAGGTAAACCGGATTGAATTTGGGACACGTGGCTCTCACCCCGGGGCGTTATCTTCCCCGGAGCACCCCTTCTAATTAGAGTGCGAGCGAATTACGTGCATGCAGAACCTGCGCGGATCTACTCCTCCACCCTCCACGCGGGAGGGAGCGACGCCCGGAACGCGTCGTAGTCAGTCAGCACGGCGGGATCCAAACTCCACACGTACTCCCTGAAGGTGGCCACCTCGTCATTCGTGGCGCGGTATCCAAGCCGCGCCATGGTGGTCATCTCCTCCAGGGGACTCACCTCGACATTGCGCTCCCGAATCTGCTGACGCACTGCGCTGGCGCTGAAGCCGTCCTCACCGAAGGCACGGATGCTCATCTCACGATCGGTGAAGTCGGACTGCGACACACTCTCGGCGTACTCCAAGTACTTCTCCGAGACGCTCGGCAGGATGCCGGCGAAGTCGCTCGCGCGCGCGAGTGCGGAGGCGGCGGCCAACACGTTGACGGCGGACCTGTTGCCCTCCTTGGCGGCTTTGATGCCCTCCGGCGACACGCTGACGCCGGAATTGGCCAGGGCGCGAGGGAGCTCCGGGCACCTAACGCCGTTGAGCTCCCCATCGTCGCAGCCCAAGTGCCACCCCACGAAGGTGGCCCTGTCCTTGCAGAAAACAATCTTCATATTGAATCCCGCAGACTCCCAGAACTTCAAGAAGATGGGCGCCAGGTCGTCATCCTCATTCAGTGGCGGACACATGGTGCAGAGGGAGTCGTCCCCCTCGAAGCACCCATTCCACCACCGCCAACGACCCGACAAGTCCACCCCATTCCGTACTGAGGTGTCCAAGAAGCGCTCGGGCTCCTTGAAGACAGAGCAGACCCACATCACATAGTTGATCCACCAGTTCAGGCACGATGTGCCGCGGTGCCCAGACCGCCTGATGGCATCTATGGACGTGGCCAACGACTCGAACTTGTTCTTGAAGAACAGCTTCAGGGTCTTCTTCTCACATGCAATGGAATGCTCCTCCATCCACGTCGACGGGATAACACCAAACTTGCACAACTCACCCATGATGTGGCGCAAGACTGGGTTCTCCACGATTCCGCGGATGGTCACATTGCACGTGGTGTCCCAGGCGGAGCCGTCGCCCTCCACCGCCTTGGCTCCGGCCTTCCGAAGCTCCGCCAGGACCCTGTCAATGGCCTCTCGCTTGGCCAGGTGCTTGATGCTCTTCTTCTCAAAGTGAGTGAACAGCAACTCTTCAAAGCACTTCACCACTGCGAGGGCCATCAGCTGCCCCTCGTCGCCATCCGCAATGAGCATTCTGGGCGCTTTGCCCTCCGGCATGCACTCGTACTTGATGTCCGCCTTGAAGGAGAACGTGGGATGCTCCTGCGCGTACAGGTTCTCCAAGGAACCCCTGAAGCGCTCGGTGCTCCACTTCCCCGACTTGATGGCCTCCAAGTCGAAATGTGCGATTGCCCACTCTTGAATGCGGTCGCGGGAGAAGACGCCGCAACGCTTGTCTGGCGTCATACTCTTCCCGACGAGACGACCGATTCGCACCTTGTCCTTGTCGTCCAGCTTTGCCTTGCGTGCCTTCTCGGTGATGCGCTTACGGATGGCAGCCAACAAGTTGGCCGCCGTCTTGGCATACACATTAGGCTTCCGCTGGCATGGGCCGACGAGACAGCCGACGACGGGCAGGTGGTTCAAGGGCTCCTCCTTGTCGAAGTTCTGCCCAAGCACAGCCACCACATCCCCGACGGCCATTGTGCGCAAGTCCTCAGACGCCTTGGCCGCGTGCTCCGCGTCGTCCGGCAATGCCGGAGTCTCAAGCACGGCGGGCCCAGGGCCTTTGTCGTCACCTCCGCCAGGCTTCGAATCACCGTTGTCCGACGAATCCGGGCGGTCATCCTTCCCGGACTTGGACTTCGGAGGCTCGCCGCCCTTCGTGTCGTCCTCCTTCGCCTCCCTCCTCCCCTTTGCCAGAGGCTCGTCGGTAATCCGTTCGAGCCTTGGAAGGTAGCGGTTCCCAATCGCGCGCAGCTTGCAGGCCGCGAACAGCAAGAGAGCCACAACTCCCGGCATCCGAATCGCCCGCATGCCGCGGCCCCACAACACAGGCGGGACCCACAACGCAGACGGCGCCACAAGGTACGTCCCGAGACGGTACGCCCACATGCAACGGTCAGGGACCTGCTTAGTGATGTACCGCCACACGAGAGACACTCCCAAGTGACGCATGGCGACGTGGTCAAGGCTCCCAGTGGGCCACAACGTCTGGGCGGCGTTCTCCAAGCCAGCATGTAGCGAGGTAACTTTCGTCCCGTTGCGGAGCCCATGATACATGGTGCGGCTCAACTTGGAGTACTCCTCCTCAGTCAGCGTTGCACTGTACCCGGATGGCCACCAACCGCCGTCATTCTCGAACACCGTGACCTTCCACGCGCCCTTGCGGGCGCCGGCCTGGGCACGCAGATAGGGCGCCACCTCCTTCACCGTGAGGTCGAGCTTCCCCGCGCAGATCGGCAACATGATGTCGCCTAACACTTAACGCCGTGCTCCACGTGACAAGTAGCACTCCCAAAGATGGGAGCCGAGGTAGTCAATGCCCTCGCAATCCGTTTACCTGCCTCAAGCGGGGTTCGCT